TTTTACGGTGATTTCAACGTCGGGGCTGTATTCCTCCAGCAGCGCGCCGGCCAGCTGCATCACGAATACCGGGTTGCCCAGCATCGGCTTGAGAGTGGCGCGCTCTTCCTGCTTAACGGTGGTCACCAGCAAGTTGTTCGCCGGCGCGACCTTGTTGGCCTGGGTCACTGCGTTGAAGTACTTGGTCACGTCCTGCGGGGTCAGCTCAAAAGTGAATTCCTTATCGCCTACTTCCAGGGTGATCTCGCGTTTATCGGTCATGCGTGTTGCTCCGTTCAGGGGTTGAGTGTCGGTTGTGGTTGGCGTGGGCAAACCCGCAGGGCGTGGTCCTGCAGGCCCAAGATCATTTTTTTGCTCAGGGCAAGCTGATCTCTGAGGGTGAAATAATCCGGTCTAACGTCTGCTGCGAGTTCGGCGGTGGCTGCATCAGCCACGCCGCCGGTGCTGGTACTGGCGGGCATTGCGGCGCTGCAGGTGGCGTAGACGCGCAGCCGCTTAAGACCAGCAGCAACATCAAGGCGTAGAACATTGTTTTCAGCACGCTCATGGTTCAATTCCTGGGTACGTTGAAGGTCGATAGCGTCACGCTCAGCCAGCATTTCGCCGCTGACACGCGCGGCTTCGCGCAGGCCGTTCACTTCGAACAGGGCGCCGTCGCGTTCTCGCCGTGCGGTGTCGAGCTGCCCCAGCAGCAGGTCAACGCCAAACCAGGCCGCCAGGCACAGAACCACGACGAAACCGGCTTCGCGCATCACAGACCCGCCTTACAAAGCTCGGCTTCGGCCAAACGGCGCGCATGCAAGCCTGGGACAAATACCTTTTTGCCCTCGGCGGTGGTGATGAAGGCCCACACCGGTGTCTTGCCGTCAGGCCCCCAGGCCAGCGCCTGGCAGCCGTCTTTGATGCGACCCGCATTGATCAGCCCCACGGCGCGACTGGCGCACGTGCTGGGCGTGCCGAAGTTATGGCCATGGCTGCTCAGCGCGTCGAAGGTGTTCTGGCCCACGTCCTGGTTGGTGATGCAGTCAGCCAACTGCAACTGGCCCTTGCTGATCACCAACTGCTCCACCTCGTCACACCGCGCATCCGACCAGTAGTCACCGACCACCACCGGATAAGGACTGGTGTGGCGGGTGATGCCTTTGCACACGGTCGGCAGGCCTTGGGCGAGCTTGTCGGCATACACGGTGTTCTGGCCGTCGCCTTCCCAAGTGCCCAGGAACACCGCCAGCGTGGAGCTGCAGAGCGCAATCGCGCCGGCGGCGATCTTGCCGCGCAGGCTCATGGCTTCACCTTCCAGTCGCGCAACATCTGGCGATACTTGGGCACCAGCAGCAGGATCTGCAGCACCATGTAAAGGGCAGTCAGCATGTAAGCGACAGCCGACCAGTCGACGGTCCCTGTCGCTCCGGTGGCCGCTACACCGATCGCAGGCGACGCCTTTGCCAGTGCGATGGCGGTGTCCTGGGCCGCCTGATTCGCGCTCATCGCTTCACTCCTTTTTCGAAAAAAGACTGGCACGGGACGCAACGAGTCTTGCCGCCCAGGGCACGGCGCGCTTCGGGAATCTCTTTTTCACAGTCCAGGCAGTGGATAAAACTGGGGCCCGTTGGCTGCGCCCGGGCTTGGGCCAATTGCGCGTCGATAGCCTGTTGTCGTTGACGCTGTTCCAGGGCTTGGGCGCGGTCGAACGGGCAGGTCATCAGCTCAGGCCCTCGATCTCGGTTGCGTCGAGGTACGGCACGCCGTTGATGCGGATAAAGTCCGGGCTGGTGACCTCAAACGGCACCTTGTGCTTGGTCTTCTCGCCACCCTTGGGATCGATGCTCAGCAGGCTGGAGACCTTCAATTTGCAGCCGAAAGCCTCGATACGCAGCTCGTCGTCGCCGGCCTTGGCAAAAAACACCGTGTCGAAGGCCCCCAGCTTGCGAAAGCTGCCAGCACTACGGGCCGCCTCGATCAACAGATTAAAGTTGGTGGAATCCAGCTCCAGGTCGCCAGCAGCCGCCACATCGCCGTCGACGTAGCCGTCGGGGACGCCCCGGGTTTGCGCGGTTTTGCTGTTGTCGGTGATATCCAGGGTGCAGCTTTCGACGTGAACCAGCAGGTCTCCCAGGTTCACGTCAAAGTTCTTGCCGCCAATACGTGACATGGGGGGTTACTCCGAGTCGTCGTTGGAAAGGTCCAGGGCGATGTTCGCCGTGAGGTCTTTCGGGCAGTTGTGGGGCTTGAGCTTGATGAACGCCTCTACGGCTCTTCCAGACCAGCACGATGTCGCCATCCTTCGGCGACTCGATCTCACCCGGGAACACCTGGCCGGCGAACTTCACCGACTTGGCCATACGGCGCAGGGGCGCCATCAGCGCGTTGATGTTCACGGCCATACTGTTGGGGGTGCTGTTCAACCGGCGATCGGCCACGCGAAGGATCAGCAGTGGACGCACCAGGCGCGCCGCCTTGTCTGCCAGGCGTAGATATTCAATGACCTGGTAGTCGCTGGCCGGGGTGTCCAACATGTTGCCGTCGCCCCAGTACACGCCCGGGTAATCGGGATAGGTCTGAGAGACGGAAAAACGGGCCTTGTCCAGCTCGGCGCGGATTGAGGAAGGCAAAGGGATACCCTCCTTGTCCGCCGGCACGCTGCCAAGGCCAAGAACGGCACCGGTGGCCACACGCATAGGGCTGTCAGCAATGCTCACAGCGGCGTTGGCCAAGCGACCGGCCAACACGCCCAAGTCGTTGCCATGCAACTGCGGCACCACCAAGACGCGAGGCGCGGCCAGGTCGGCGGTGATCGCCTTCTGATCCAGCAGGTATTCGTCCCAGGCCTGCAGCGGCGTCGGGCCGGCGGACGCCGCCATGATGAATACGCGGCGCCCGTAGACGTTGCCGAGCGACACGGCGGCATCGTGCATCGCCGCCAGTTCCTCGCCCTTGGCCACGGGCTTGGTGATAACCACGGCCTCGACGGAGAAGCATTGCTGCTGCGATGCTTCCAGCGCCGGTTGCCACTCGCCTTCCGAGCCGATCGGCGCCGCCAGGCATGCCCAACGATCGCCACCGTTTAGGCGCGCTGCAGTGATCTGGGTTTTCAGGTCGCTGGGCTGAATGCCCAGGGCGGCGTCCAGGTCGCTGTCGGTATTGAGCGCGACCAATTTGCCGGCGTTTTTCGTGCCGGGACCGATGAACAGGAAATAGCGTTCGATCTCAGTCACGGCGCCTTGCCGAGTGCCATGCTGTGCCTCGTTAGCGGGGTGAATTAAGGATTTGTTGAAAGACCTGGTTAACCAGCTCGCTGGTTTCATTGCCGGCCTCGACGCCGAGGAACTGGCGTTTTGGCAGGGTGATGTCCCAGCTTTGCGCGCCCGATGCCTCGGCCTTTTCGTCGTTCAAAATGCGGATCAGCAAGCCGGCCTTGGCGTAGTTCACGTGTTCTTGAATCCATGCCACTGACGGCCTGGTCAGCGTCTTTTTGCCTTTCTGACGGGTGCGGAAACCCAGCCGACGCAGCCGCTTGGCTTGTTTGTCAGTGCAGGCGATACCCGGCGGGACTTTGTTCCAGCGCTTCATCTGTGCAGCGGTGCGCCGTTCGCTAACGCCGTTGTGCTGCTGGGATGCGACCCACCGGGTAAGCGCGTTTTTCCAGCCCAGTTCGGCTTCATCGGAACTGACACGGGTGACCTGCAGCAGCTTGGCCAGACCGGCTTCCATCTTCTTTTTGCCCTTGGCAGAACCCCTGCGCTCGGCGAAGGGGCTGCCGTCCAGGTTCTTTTGTTCACGTACCCGCTTGCGGCTCATCGAGCGCACGCGCTTGGTCACGTTGTTCAACAGCCGCCGGCGCAACTGGGGCGATAGATCAAGCAACGCCAGCTGGGCATCGACGTTGAGCAAGCCCCGGATATCGAGGTCGAGCGGACTAGCGGCCATCGCTACCTACCTCACCGAGTTCAGCGATCCACAGGTCGAACGGTACGAACGCCCAAGTCTTGTTGAACGCCTCGATTTCGCCGGCGGGATCCTCGGCCAGGTATTGCGGCTCGATAAATTCCAGGGACAACTCCACGTCGAAGCTGTCTTGGTCCAGGGGCTCAACGGCGAACAGTGGCGCCGGCAGGTCGTGGCGATATCGATCGGGGTCGTGTGTTTCCAGCCAACTGCCCACCAGGGCCATCAGCCTGGCCGGGTGGCCGGTGAAACGCTCCAGGGAGAACACGGCGCGATAGCGCATGTCACTCATGTGCAGGCCGTCGCGGTCGGGCTTCCAGATCAATTCCAGACTGACCTGTTCGGTCCAGCTGTCGAACTGCTCCGGGGCAACCAGGTTGCGGGCCATGAGGTAGGCGGTCAGCGCCTGCAGCTGGATCACAACAACACCGCCGTGATGCGGCCACGGCCCTGCAGCGCACGAACGGCCTGCTGGCTGAATTCCAGGAAAGTTTCGCGGCGCTCTGGGGCTTCCTTGCCCGTGTTTTCAGCGCTTTCCCTGCGGGTAACCGTGGCGAACTGCGGCAGTAGATTGGCCTTGGTGCGGCAATAAACGGCGCGCTTGTACAACTTCACCTTGAATGCACGCTCCTGCAGCAGCACCGTGTCTGCGGCTTCAACGTTGTTAATGCCGAATGCCTGCCACCGGGCTTTGCACTTGGCCAGATCGTTATTGACCTCGATCATGGCCATAGCCATGTCAGCGCCCAGCAGCTCCACCAGGTACTCCGCCGGCAGGCGGTATTCCTTCTGGAATTCAGACAGGGAGAGATTCGGCCAAAAGCCGTCGTTCTCGATTGTCTGTTCCACAAAGGTGGTGGGTCTTCCGGAAAAGCTCATCGCTGGGCACTCGAATAGGGCAGGAAAACTGTTTGCAGTGGGACGGGCCATAAATGGTCGTCCCACTTCCACAGTTCCCTGCAGGGGGGGTAGTCGGTTATTCGGTGGCCGGGGTGGCCGATTCTTTGTTCTGTTTTTCCAGCGCCCTTTTAGAGCCGGCCAGGCGTGTCCCTACGCCGATCTCCGGGTACAGCTCCACGGCGCGGTCAAAGTGTTCGATAGCCTTGTCCCAGTCCTGGACCTCCATGGCCTGGATCCCAATGACCTTGTGGTAACGCGCCGTGATGCCTTCGAACAGATCCCACTCGCCATCCACGAAGGGCAGCAAAGCGCTGACGTAGGGTTCGGGGCTGCGCTTGGCCTTGTGTTCGGACTCGGCCCAGTCGATCACCGCATCCGCGACGAAGGTCTGCACGTCACGCCGTTTGAAGCGCGGCGGCATCTGCTGGTTTTGAGCCATGGCGAATTGCGCCACCTCCAAACCAAGTTCGAACTGGAGCGTGTCGAACAGCCAAACCACGACTTGGGTTAACACCGGGTTCGCGTGGTTCAGGCCGGAATCGCGGTAACGCTCCACGTAATCCATATACTTGGGCAGCAGCTCGTCCCGCTTGAGCTGCTGACGGGTGTCCAGGCTCTTGATACTGCTCAGGCGTTCCAGGTCCTGGGCCATTGCCACTTCCATCAGCTTGAGATGCTTTTGGGCATTCGCTGGGCTGGCTAGGGCGGTGGTGGAGCTGTAGTGCGTGACCGTCGCCTCAGCCGTTGGGCCTTGTGCGAGAACACGCCGCTTATGGGCTAAAGCGATGCTCATCAGATCAGCTCCAGGTTGCCGGCTTCGATCGCCGCGAATTTCTCCAGCTGCTCAATCACGTAGCCTTCATTGCGACCGTTGTAATCTTCGACGCGGGAGCGTTTCGGGTTCTCGATCAGGTGACGGCGCCAGCTGCTGTCTTGGAAGTACAGCGACAGGTTGTCCCAACTGGTGACCACCACGCCGGTGGCTGGAAAGTGCGGGATCAGGAAGGACGGCAGACCGCCATAGGTTGCGATGACCTGGGCGCCCTCAATGCGTTCTTTCTCGGTCGGGGTGTCGCCCTGCTTGGCGTACAGCTTGCCCTTGTCGTTGGCCAGCAGGTCGCTACCGATAATTGCGATCAGATCGCCGGCATCGCGGAACACCGGATCAATCATCTGCTTGACGTCATGTACCAGGGCATCAAGGTTGGCGTAGTCGCCGCCGGCGCCGAGGGTGATCTTTCCGGCAGTTTTGCCTTCCTTGAGAACCTGTGCCGGAATCTGGTCACGGGCAATTTGCAACCAGCCCTTGTTCACGTCCTGCAGCATCGGGTTTGCGGTGATATCGGTCTGTGGCGCCGCGTGGGTGCCGTGCCAGCCGATCATGATGCGATCCAGGGCGATCTGACGTTGCACCGCCGCGCTGTAGCGATCGGCAAAGTCTGGAAACTTGGCCCAGCTGTCGATCTTGGCGAATGACAGGCCCACGTCGGACTCGGTGTGGAACAGCTCATAGTCCAGGCCGGTCAGGTCGCTAAAGTCCTTGGCTTCGCGGTCGGTGGTTTTGGTGTTGGTGCGGCTGGACACTGGGCCGGTGACGCCGATCATCACTTTTTGGCCTTTGATTTCACCGACTGGCACGACGTTGATGCGACTCAGAAAGTCGGATTTTTCGGTGATTTTGTCGTTCAGCTCCTGGGCAATACTCGGCTCGACAGCGAACTGACGAGACACGTCCTGGACGTTGTACGACTCGGCCATATCGTCCTGCAGGAGAGCGAACTGCTCCTGGGCGTGGCTGCTGAGAGACTTGCTCATTTACAAGGTTCTCCGCTTTTGGCTGTGGCTCGCACCGGTGGTGCGAGGGATCACGCGGCCTTTCGGGGCGTCCAGCAGTGCAGAGAATTTTTTGTCCAGGGCGGCTACCGCTTTTTCCAGCGCCGTGGTGTTAGAGCCAGTCTTGCGGCGGCGGGAAAATGCACCCTCTTTCTCGGCTTGGTCGAGAATGTCCTGGACGGAGTCTTCCACGTTATCGATGGGTTCCTGCTCCGGCTCAACGTCGGTAGTCGCTGGCTCGATCAGGGTTTGAATGCCGGCAGTGACGAGCAACAACTGTTCGACCAGTGCCGCCAGCGCTTTGGCTGTAGCTTCATCCATTTGGGGTTTGCTCTCTGTTGGGGTTTGCGGGGTTGCTGGGGAGTCTTCGAGACCGAAGCGCTTGAAAAAGCCCGCGAACATGGCAGCGAGCCGACCGATATCACCCTGGGGATTGGTGTCACGGAATGAGCTGATAGCTACCGAAGCGGCGTAATAAGCGGTCTTGTTGGAGCGGTTCGAAAAGTAGAGTTCTTGGGTACCGACACTGGCGGGTTCATCGGTGACGCCCAAGCCGGTCAGATACGCTTTACCGGTGCCACGGAAGTTCGGGGTGATCTCGATGCTGGAGAACAGCTTTTGCCCACGATCGTTCAGATACAGCAACTGGTCGTTGGGCTTCAGTTGCGCTTCCAGTGCGACTTCGCCTGGCTGCAGGTCGTCGCCGTCTTCGACCAAGCGCACGGCGTACACGGTGCCGTGGGAGCCTGGCCAGCGTTCGTGATCACACCAGATAACTGCGGTGTAAAAGGAGGCCTTGTAGGTCTCGGCAATGTCGCGCAGGTCCTGGGCCAGAATCTCGCGACCATCAGCTGTCATGCCGCTGGTGGCGACACGTTTCCAGAACGAAACAAGGGAACGGGGCATGGGCGTTAACTGCGCTCAGTCGGTTGGTTTGAGCCGCCACGATAGGGAGCTGCCAGGCCCCAAACAAACGGTTCACTTGCGCGTTTCTCCTATTTTCAGGATCTAGGAGATTCGCGGAATTTAACCCCGCGTTTTGCCAGTTTTCGCCGCTTAGACTGCGGCCATGCCATACGCCCCCGAACTACGTGAAACCGCCAAACGCCTTTATTTGCGCCGCTGCAAGCCGCGTGAAATACAGGCACAACTCAAGCTGCCGAACATCCGCATCATTTATTACTGGATCGCCAAGGGCGGTTGGGACGAGATGCTTTCGGATGAAGAACCGCTGACGGCTGTCAGCCGGCGGATCACCCTGATACTGGAGAAAGCCGCGACCCTGACCAAGGGCGAGCTGGACGAACTGGACCGGCTGACGGTCGTGCGCGATCGGCTGTTGAAGCAATCGGCCAAACCTGCACCGGCACCGATGGGGGATTTGCCGAGCGAACGCCAGGAAGCGCGACAGGGCCAACGTGGGGAGCGGCGTGACCGCGGCGACAAAGGCGGTAAGAAGCGGGAAAAGAAGGTCAAGAACGACGTTTCAGATCTGACCGAAGTGGACTTCCTGGATAAGTTCATCAGCAAGATGTATGGCTACCAAAAGGATCTGTTCGCGGCCAAACAAAATCCACTGACCTGTCGGATCCGGAACATCCTCAAAAGCCGCCAGGTGGGTCTGACCTATTACTTCGCCGGCGAAGCGTTCATGGACGCCGTACTGACGGGCGACAACCAAATTTTCCTGTCCGCCAGCCGCGCCCAGTCCGAGATATTCCGCAGCTACATCATTGCATTCGCCCAGGAATGGTTTGGCCTGGAGCTTACCGGCAACCCGATTGTGCTAAGCAAGGACGGTAAGCCCTGGGCCGAGTTGCGCTTTCTCAGCACCAACAGTAGTACGGCCCAGGGACACCACGGCCATGTCTACATTGACGAATACTTCTGGATCCGCGACTTCGAAAAACTCAACACCGTCGCCAGTGCCATGGCCACGCACAAAAAGTGGCGTAAGACCTATTTCTCGACGCCCAGCGCGGTGTCGCACCAGGCGTACCCATTCTGGTCCGGCGAGAAGTTTCGAAATGGCAAACATAAAAGCGCCAAGGATCCGTGGCCGAGTGCGAAGGAGATTGCAGCCGGTGCCCGATGCCCGGATGGCCAATGGCGCCAGGTCATCACGATCCTGGATGCGATCGCCGGCGGGTGCGATCGGTTCGACCTGGAGCAACTGCAGCTGGAGTTCGACGGAGACAAGTTCGAACAGTTGTTCATGTGCAAATTTATCGACAGCACACAGAGCGCTTTCTCTCTGCCTGACCTGGAGCGTTGTTACTCCGATCTGTCGCTGTGGACCGACTATGACGCAGACGATCCGCGGCCATTTGGCAACAGCCCTGTGTGGATCGGCTATGACCCGAGCCGTACGCGGGACGATGCCAGCTGCGTGGTGGTCGCCCCGCCGCTTGAAGGCGGCGGCAAGTTCCGGATCTTGGAAAAACACAGCTGGCGTGGGCAATCGTTCAAGTACCAGGCCGAACAGGTCAAGAAACTTACCGAGCGTTTCAACGTGCAACACATCGGCATCGATACCACCGGCATCGGATATGGCGTGTTCGACCTGGTGCGCGACTTCTACCCGCGTGCAACCTCGATCCACTATAGCCTCGAAACCAAAAACACCCTGGTGCTTAAGGCCCAGGACACGATCCAAGGCAGCCGGATTGAGTGGGACGCAGGGTGGAGCGATATCGCTCAGGCATTCCTGACAATCAAACGCGGCACCACCGGTGGTGGCCAAGTCACCTACAGCGCATCACGCACTGACGCATCAGGTCATGCCGATATCGCCTGGGCAATCATGCATGCCCTGGCCCATGAACCTCTCAACACCAACAAACAGCGGCGCAGCCGTTACACCCTCAGCGGATCAGGTAGCCATGCCACAGCGAAAAAGAAAACAGCAAACCAAACAACCCGATCGGCAAGCCATGCGGGCGTTTTCCTTTGGGGCCCCGGAACAAGTGCTGACCGAAAATATCGGGCAGTACCTGGGCGTGTTCGCCAGCCACGACGGTCGACTCTACACGCCGCCGGTGTCCCGCCAGGGCCTGGCCAAGCTGCTACGCGCCAACGCTCATCACGGCGCCATTCCCGGATTCAAACGCAATTTGTTGTTGCGTGAGTTCATTCCATCCTTGGGCTGCAGCACCGCGACTATGAGCCGCGCAGCCCTGGACTTTATGGTTTTCGGCGAAGCGTATTTCTTCCGAAAGCCCAATATGTTTGGTCAGATCCTGGAGATGGAACACCTGCCGGCAATCAACATGAGGGTGAAGGTAGATAGCGGTTTTGTGATGCTGCAGCCGGACGGCAAAGAGGTGGAGTTTGACCAGGACGAGATTGAACATGTCCTCAACTACGACGTGGAACAGGACATCTACGGCGTGCCCGACTACCTGGGCGGCCTGCAGGCTCTGCTGCTCAACGAAGCCGCGACCCTGTTCCGCCGGCGCTACTACAGCAACGGGGTTCACGCTGGGTACATCTTCTACACCAACGACCCGAATTTGACCGAGGAAGACGAGGACGAGTTGCGAGCCCAGATCAGCGCCAGTAAGGGTGTGGGTAACTTTCGCTCCATGTTCGTCAACATTCCCGATGGCAGCGAAAAGGCGATCCAGATCATTCCGGTTGGAGACTTCCAGGCCAAGGACGAGCTTGAGAAAGTGAAGAACATCACCCGTAACGACGTGATCGCGGCCTGGCGCATGAATCCCGCATTGGCGGGAATCATTCCGGAGAACAGCGCAGGCTTTGGCGATATCGAAAAGATTGATCGGGTTTACACGAGTAACGAAATACGCCCTATCTGCCAACTGTTTGACCAGCTCAACGAGACGTTGCGAGAGGATCGGCGATTTACATGGCGGGAGATTGCTGCAGAGGTGGTAACTACTTGATGTAGCAATTCTAAGTAGAGGAAACCACTACAGCTTGTGGCAAAATAGTGTGCATACGTACACCCTGGGGAGGGATGCAATGCGGATTACATGTAGGGAGTGCGGCAGTAAAGCGCGAATTGGATCGCGGGAAAGCGTGTCTGTGGAGTATGCCAAGCTTTACTGCCAGTGCTTGGATCCACACTGCGGGCATTCCTTCGTGATGGAACTCAGCTATTCCCACGCTTTGCGGCCCTCTGCCACGTCGGTTGATCAGTTGATTTTCGACCGACTACGTGAACTTCCGATTAGTCGGCAGCGCCAGCTATTTGATCAACTAAGCTCTCTGCCTGTTTGATTAAATATCGCTCCAAGTTTATTGGAGCACTCCAGTAAGCGGCCACTGGACCAAATCATGGTCGCGACTACTCCATTACTTTCGTCTTCATCCAAGGGCCTTGCGCCCACCGATACGCTTAATCCGATTATAACTTTAGCGACTTCTTCTATGATGTCTCGGGTTGTCGTAACAGTGCGTTCGTCCATTTCAATGGCTCCATGTCTTGCAGATCAGATGAAGCGCACTTTACGGATTCTAAATTTGGATTGTCAAATGATATTTTTTCGCCAGTACTCCCACATTTAAGTTTCCAATAATACCAACGTACACCGTCCTAGGAGGACAGAGAAGCTCTGCGCGAAGGGCGTGTCGCCCGCTTTGGGCGTGGGGTAAAGGTATAATATTATTGTATCGAGCATATGTTTATGAGAGTGACAGGGTCACAAGTTCGGTAAAACGTAAATGCGTAGTTACGTAATTGCGTGAGCAGTTAAAAGGCCGTGAACCTCCATTTTACGAGGCATTGAGTGCATGAAGTTGGTAGAACGTGTTTGCGTGCGCAGTAGGGCAGTATTCGATATATCGAAATTGAATTTACTCAATATTGTAGTTTTGAAGGCTAATACCGCTTTATTTTAATGAGTCAATATCGTGATTCTGATTGTCAATGTTGAGATAAGTCGACTTAATAACCTAGCCAAGCAGGTAGGTAGTTTTGACGATATCCATGCTCAGAACACTTTGGCGGACGGAAAGCTGATTGAAAAAAAGGGCGCCGGAGCGCCCTGTGAAACTGAAATGCCTATACCTTTTTAGCGGCTAAAAATGTTTCTGGTTATTTCTGTCATCGTTAAATGGTGATCACCCCATATCGCCGCATACCTGATCTGCTTTCGAACGCGGCAACAACCAGTCCCGACGGAAGGGGGATCTGCACGATTCCGTTCCCAGTATCGTGCTGCAGTAGCGCGGTGGCGTCGGCCAGACGGAAGTCCATTGGTAGATCTAACTGCTTCAGCGCTTGCTCGTGCTGGTTTTCACTGAGGGCAACGGCCTTCCCATCGTTCAAGACAAACATGGTACCGATCCTTTTATGGTTGGTTTGGCCAGCAGATCTGCGACCACTGCAGCGTCACTTTCCGACAGGTCTCCGAGGGCCTGAGCCATTTCCGCCATGCTTTCCAGGCGCTGACGTGCGTCGGGGGTTTTGTGCACCAGATAGCCTATCAGTGCAGCACCAATGACGGCGGTGGCCAGCAGCGGACGAGGCGGCTTAAAGCTGCTACGGCCTTGCGCTGGTGGCGTGATAGCCTTGTGTTCACTGCTGCTTGGGTGTTCTGCTTTCATGGTGTTACTCCTTTGTGGTGGTTGGTGTCGGGGAGCTGCAACTCCTCGACACCGTCTCATTCAGGCTTGCCGTAACGGGCACGCCGTGAATACCTGGCGCAATTCGTAGCGCACCTCAAACAATCCTAAGTCACGACCATCTACGTCTTGCAGATGCACGACGGTGATGTCGGTTGGCTCGTCTTCCGGGTGGTCCTGCCAGTGCGCCGTCGCTGCCAGTTCGGCCAAGCCTTCATTTGTGCAAAGCATCAGGTAGCCGACTGACAAGGTAAGAGTGCCGGGCAGAGCGTTGGCGCTGTAGCGGATGAGCATGTCTATTCCCCTCGAGCCTGACGAACCACGTGCACGATCAGGTCATGGGGCAACCCCGAGTTTTCCTGTTGCGCCGCGAGGCCCAACACCGCCTTGATTTGAAAGTGGGTGCATTCGTCTGCCAGGAAATGCTTTGCGCCGGCTATCGCTTGGCTGGCGATTTGGTTGAGAAAAAACGGCGTTGTGCAGCTCGCGCCAACGATGATCGGAACGTCGATACCCTGCATGCTCAGTTCGGTTTGAATCTCCTGCAGCTTGGTGTTTTTGCCTGGGGCGGCATTGCCAATGATTACTTGCACTTGCATGGTGTTACTCCCTTTGGGTTGGAAGAGCGGTGAGGCGTTCGCGTTAAAAAGATGCGTGTGCCCATCGGTTCGGCGGAACATCCGGAACAATAAAGAGGGGAATGGCCATGAACCCCAGCTAGCTTGGGTTTCTCCCCGTTGAATGGGGTTGATCTGGAGGCGGAACAAACCGGAACAGCTTTTTTCACTGATTGGCTGGAAGGCTTGATTTACAAGGCCTGTAGCGATGTTCCGGAAAACTAGGTAGCCGGAACATTGCCGGAACAGCAAAGGTAGAAATGTTCCGGGGCGTTCCGGTCTGTTCCGGTTGTCCGTGATTAAGCGATTCCTGATATCTATCTGTTTTTTATAGATATTTTTATAAATACAAATATTGTTCCGGATGTTCCGGCAGATCATTGGCAACACACGCATTCCACCAATCCCCCCTAAACGCGCCCGCATATGAAGGTTGGTCTCCCAAACGCTCATCACTCTTTACCCCCCTTGCGGAAGAGCCAGCAGTTGAGCGGCCGCTTCTCGATGCACGATCGAACTTTGCGCACTTCAAGGAAGGTATGTGAGCTGCTTAGCGGCAGGGCTCGTTGTAATTGAGTCGCGTGGATGACTTCCTGGCCAGCGAGTCGGCAGGCGTTGTGGAAGTGTTCGATATTGATAGCGATCAAGGTCCGATCGGAGCTGTGATTCAATGTCTCCAGCGTGTTCTCGCGGACTCCGTCCTGGTCGTTGATCGTGACCACCTTTTCGTTGAGGTAGTGATAGATCTGCCAGAACCTGGCTGCCGTCGCGTTCTCACTGCTGACAAGTTGCTGCCGATCGATGGCGCGGGATTCCACGTGTTTGTACAACTGCTCCATGGTCTGATCGCTCCACTCGGGGAACAGCGCCTGAGTGGCCTTAGCTGCGGCCATAAGCTGGGCATGGCAAAGCACGATCCGCTGATGCTGGATAGCCGAGTTCGCCTGTAGTCTGCTCTCGTACTCTGTGAAGGCTTCAAAGTAACGCGCCAGCCAGTTGCTTTCCTGCTCCAGGCACCGGCGTAAGTAACCCGCAAGTTCTTCAACAGGGATGGCGTTCAAACGGGTGGCCACGATCTTGCGAGCGGGTGTATGGCCGGCACGTGTGGCATGCATGTGAGCAATCCGCGTCAGGATGGCATCGGTACCACCCACCCTGGCGTTCTGCGATATGCACAGCGCTGCAAGAAAAATCAGGCTGTCTGTGTCGTTGCTCGATGACTTGATGCCTACCGTTCGAAGCGTGGCGTTATGGTCAAAGAGTGATTTCCAGTTCTCCCAGTTGTATTGGCTCGTGGTTTCGCGGCCTTGCGCATCAACCACTGTGCTATCTGATTCGATCAATACCACCGGTAGGTTGCTGACTTGAGATAGCGCCCGTGTCAGGCCGATGGCACTAGCACCCGTGGTGTTGGGTTTCATGCCTTCATAGTTCGCTCGCCCCAACAGCTTCCACAAGAAACGCAGCAAGCTGGATTTGCCGGCCCCCGCATCGCCGGTCAATTCAAAGAACAGCCATGACTCTTGAGTTGAGCGGATCTGTTGCGCGAACAGCGAGCCCGTCCACCAAGCCAGAGAAGCCAAACCATTCATGCCGTTGACATCAAAGAAGTCGGAAAACCAGTGCGGATCGAAGTCGGTGCCGCGTGTCAGTGACAGGCTACTCAAAGAGGTTTTCAGGCCAGTTTTACCAATTTCTAAATAGCCATGAGAGTTGGCCAAGTACTCACGGCCTTTGTGATAACCGAACTTCTGATAGCAGTAGGTTTTGCTCGCTGCATCGTAGCCAACGAAAGGCAAGGCGCGAACGGTCAGCGCATTTTCAAGCCATTTGCTACGCAGCATGGCCAGCACTTTTTCGCCGCCTTCAAAGTTGCCACCAGGTGTGCGTTCCAGCAGCGACTTGGAAAAGCTGCGTGGATCACCGATGGAATTGGGAGCCAGCGGCTCCTTGCAGTTCTGAGCCGGGTTCGGGAAGTTGAATTGAAAAAAGAACTGTTGGTCACCACTGAGCGCGTCCCTTTGGATGTACTCAAAGTGCGGCACACAGTTGGCCACCTGCTTGATATCGCAGTATTTGTCGAACAGTTCTTCTCTGGTTTTCGGCTGTGCGCCCCCGTCCTGTTCGGTCTCTTTGTTGGACTCCTTGCTCAACTCATCGGAATTGACCTTCGCCGTGTAGAGGCGATTCCCAAAATCCAACAGGAAGAAATTCAGGGGCCTTTTCATGTGGAGCAAGAAGGCCTTTTTTGCTGGGCTGGGTGCGACAAAAAGTCGGCCCTGGTAGCTAGCCTCCTGCATGAATGCGTCGTCCAACTGGCCGTCGCGATATACGTCGTCCCAATCGCGGTCTGTGCCGGCGAGAGCGACCCAGGCGAGTTCATCCATCGCATGCAGCTGTCGACGGTACTTGGGAATCACCAGGTGCCCGGCCTTGTCATCGTCCAGGGCGATAATCCAGCGCACCTTCTTGCCCTTGTTGGCCTCGATCACATCCCAGGGAAAGTTGTTCGCTGAGATTGATGCGATCACCTTGTAACCGGCCAAGTGCAACGCGATAGCGTGGAAGATCCCCTCAACGATGTAGACGTTATCGCCGCTCTCGATAGCCATACCAGGTGGCATCCAGCCACCCGATCGGTAGCTCATGCCTTTCTTGATACCCGCCTTGTCGCCGCCGTTGGCCTTAACCATCGTCGCGTCAATGATCCGCTCCCAGTAGCCGTTGCACAGAGGGAAGCGAACGGTGTCAGCCCACTGGCCATCCGGCATTTGCCGCCGTGCCTGTTCGTACCACCCCTTCATTTTGCTGATGTCGAAACCGCGGTTGCGCTGCAGGTAAGCGTCGGCAGTAGCGTTCGGATTTAGGTCTGTGCGGGGGAAGCGCTCACTGAGGTTTTCGAACAAATAGCTGTAGCGCTCACGGGTCTTTTCCTCGTGCTGACATTGATTCAAGCGGTTGCATTTGAGTTGGTACGGCTGCTTACGGGCGATGTACAAGGTCCGCTCCCCGCAACCTGGGCAGATGCCCTTCTGCAGGTACTTGTCGCCGATGTCCTTGAAGTCGAGGTCATGGTCGTGCTCCAGGGCACTGACGACTTCCAGGCGATAAATGTCTTCGAATTGCATATTTCGAGCCTCAGCGCTTCGAGGTGGTCTGGCTGGAGGCCACACGCTCGGCTTGATCTGCTGCTTCAATGGCCAGAGCCACCATGTTGATTAGCAGAGCCTCCTTGGACCCTTCAGCCTTAGCACGGACGAGAATTCGCCCGCGCTCGATGTCGTTGCGAATGGCTCTTTCGGATTGGCCTGAGCGGCGGGCCAGCTCACGAACTGTGGTGTAAGGCGTGTCTATGGTGATCTGCATTTGGTAAGCTCCATGTGTATATATGCCGAATAAAGTGGCATATGCACACATTAAGATGTGCATTTGCACATGTTAATAGGAGGTGCCCGTTGGAATTAGGTCAAAAACTCAAGGAAGTGCGGCTGACTGAGCGTCTGACTCAGGCAGAAATTTGTGAGATCGCCGGAATCAAGCTCGAAACATGGAAGGGATACGAGTACGGCCGACGGGCGTCAGTAAGTTCTGTTGAGTTGCTGAAAATTACAAAGCATCCGCGATTTAAGCGTTACGCCCTGTGGTTGGTTACTGACGAGGTCGCGCCAGAGGTTGGCCAAATTAGTCCGGTTATTGGGATATGAGACGACAATTTCCGTGTCCTTTTGAGCGCATCCTTTGGCATTTAACTGACCTCAAGGCTTGGGAGGCTGGGCAGAGCAGCCCTGTGTGGCGCCGTGGCTATTAAAAAGTTAGGTGAAGGGCGTTATGAGGTGGATTGCCGGCCTGACGGGCGCTACGGGGTTCGCTTGAGAAAAGTGTTTAAGACCAAGAACGAAGCTCAGAAATTTCACAATAGGGTGATGGGGGAGGGCTCTACCGGCACTTTTGAAAAGGTCCCCAAGCACGATGGTCGTAGTCTTAGAGACTTGGTTGAGCGCTGGTATGTCATTCATGGACAAAACCTTAAGACTGGTGCGCAGAGGCTGTCTTTACTCAATAGCATGGTGGGCCGAATGGGAAACCCGAAGGTAGCTAAATTCAGCGCCGCTGATTTTGCCCAATACCGTGCAGAGCGAGCGGAGGGAAAGCATCCCCGAGGCAAACCGGGTAACGGGTTTGTAAAAGATGGAGAAGCGCCGAAGCCTATCAGTGCCAACATGCTGAATCATGAGCAGGCCTATCTACAGGCGGTCTTCAATGAGCTTAAACGCCTTGGAGAGTGGGACGGAGACCACCCGCTGGCGAACGTTCGCAAGTTGAAATTCGACGAAACTGAGATGGTCTATCTCCTAGCTGAGCAGATACATGCCTTGTTGGATGATCTGAAAGCACGTGAGTCAGATGCTGCGTTGATCGCTGAGCTATGTCTAGCAACGGGTGCAAGGTGGGGGGAGGCCGAGGCGCTGCAGTTGCATCAGGTTCGGCACGGGCTGGTCCATTACAGTAAAACGAAGTCGAGTAAGAACCGGTCGGTACCTATATCAAAAAGTCTTGAGATGCGATTGAGTGCATCGCTTCCTTTTTCGTCAGGCTACAACACCTTCCGTCGTTCGATTGAGACACTAGGCATCGCGCTTCCTGATGGTCAGCTTACGCATGTATTACGACACACTTTTGCCAGTCATTACATGATGAATGGAGGCGATATCCTGACGCTTCAGCGAGTACTAGGGCACGCAACCTTGGTTATGACTCAGAAATATGCGCACTATAGTCCTGGTCACATGGCTGACGTCGTCAATCTAAATCCAATCGCCAAAATATAGAAAAGGGACTTTAATGACTTCTCACGCATATGTCGCGGGTATGAGTAGAATCAAAGATGAGCTTTCTCGCTACTCACATCGCTCGGTATACGTATGTACGCTCAATCATCTGATTCACAGAGGAGAGGTTTCCTCAAAAAGGGCATTGATGATGCCTTGGGTCGTTTTGTTTTTGCTCAAAGTTTCGCTGTTGGGCGAAAGTGGTCCGGACGAGATTGACGCGCGAAAGTATAATCGAATCGCGAATGATATTTGGCTTCTTCAAGGGGCAGCGATAAGTTTAACCGGCGATGACTTTGAACTCAATATAAGAGCTATGCTACTCGGCCAGTTGATGTATCAGCGGGATACAACTATTGGTATGCGTGAACTATGCTTGCAAGGTTCGGTATTTACAAGGGTAGATAATTATTACGACAAGCTGTTCTACGAGTTTTTCGGCTTAAGCCTAGATAGCTATTTAAAGATAGCGATGTTCGTTGTTGTAAGGTTGGAGAATCAACCCGAAGGCATTATTCTTAAGCTACCTATTGCGGAGCTTATTATATTTCTATGTCCGGGCATTCCATACACCCATATTTTGGCTTTTATTAGGCTTGCGTGCTGTGATATCGAATCTTTAGCAGGGTATGTTAAGGGGTACGATTTAGGAGATATTTACGTAAGTGAGTACTTCCAAGAGACGCCATTCAAATATGTACCCTTTGTTCTCGAAGGGGACTGTCTTGTCGCGTTTAACTACCAGTTCTGTATTACAGCTTTATGTGGGTTGGCTCCTGCTGTTTTGAAGAAAGAGTGTCCCGCATTTAAGGATGAGTTTGGTAAAGATATGGAGCGGCGGGTAGGTGGAATTATTGCTCCGTTCAGTTGTGATGAGATTCTTGATGAGGAAGCAATAAGCCTGATTTTTAAGTCTGTGGGAGTAAAAAGTAAGGTTGTAGATTATTTGGTTAGGGAGGGTGATCAAATTACTCTGATTGAGTGTAAGGCTATCGAGCCTACTGATTTGATGAAGTGCACGTCGGATGGGGCGATTTTAAAAAAGGTTTTAGAGCAGAACTATATTAAAGCGATACATCAGGGTCAAGCTGTTGCTAATGCTCTGAGCGAGTTGGCGCAATTTAAAGGGTGCGAATTTAGATTGCTGGTGGTTACCTATGGTGATCATTATATTTTTGGGGGGGAATACATTTCCAAAAATATTGATATGACTTTGGTTGATGTGATTTCCGAAAAGTATGGGGGGGTGCCTATCCCAATGTGCCGTATTAGCTATTTGCCTCTTCAGGACTTTTCGGCTCTCATTCATGGACTGACTGATAAGGAGCTATTGCTGAATGAGTTTTTAGATGCGGCTTGTGATGCTCAGTCGGATCCGCAGACGCGAAGAATGACTCTCGCCCATTTAGTTCACGAACAGCTAGGGTCGGTTGCCGGATCGTTTGCAGCAGGCCTCGGAGACGAAATAGACAGAAAACTTAAAGCTCTGGAGGCCTTGGTTATGGAGTGCCCCAGATATTGGAATGGAAAGGCTGAGTACTATATGGGGAGACACGCTTCGCTATTGAGGGCGTTGAACCCCACCTACCAGGATCTACGGATAAAGTGA